TGCGGTAGATTGCGTAGCAGTCAACTCCGAGAGGTTGTTAGCCGCCAACATATCCCCACCACCAGAGATGGCTACCCACGCACTGTCGCCTCGAAGGAAGTTAGCAGAAGATGCCGTGCCGGATCCGAGTCGCGCAGTTGCAACTGTCCCCGAAACAATGTCCGATGCTGCGTGTGTGTGAGCGGTTGCGGCAAAGTCCCCCGTGTTACTAGTTGCAGCAATGCCAAGACCGAGGTTGGTTCGAGCATTAGGCGCAGTGGATGCTCCAGTGCCACCATCTGCTAGAGCTAAGTCAGTGATTCCAGTAATGCTGCCGCCTGTGATTGCAACAGCCGAAGCAGCCTGAGTTGCGATTGTTCCAAGGCCAATGTTCGTTCTCGCGGTAGATGCCGTAGCAGTCAACTCCGAGAGGTTGTTAGCAGTGAGCAAAGAACCGGCTGCGGTAACTGATGCCCAAGTGCTATCGCCTCGCCAGAACGTCCCAGATGTAGCTCCTGTCCCGGAATTAAGATTGGTGACAGGAAGATTGCCTGTCACACCACCCACGCCAGATGCAGCCAAGTTGGCCGCAGCAGCAGTCCCCGTCGTGTTCTGGTTCAGCGTTGGGAATGTGCAGTTAGTCAACACACCCGCGCTCGGCGTCCCAATGTTCGGCGTTGTCAGCACTGGGCTTGTGGCAAACACGTTTGCGCCAGACCCAGTCTCGTCTGAAAGAGCAGCGGCCAGTTGCGCCGAGGTAAAGCTGCCCAGCACAGCAGCGTTACCCACGGATGTCACATGGCCCGTTAGGTTGGCGTTGGTAATGACTGTTGCCGCATTCCCAACGCTCGTCACACCGCCAGTAAGATTCGCGTTGGTTGTGACGGTGGCTGCATTGCCGCTGATGTTCGTCTGGTCGCCCGTATTAGCTCCTGACACCGTTGTAGTGCCAGTGACAGCTAGGGTAGGAGTTGACGATCCAGAAAGGACTACGGCATTAACTGAGGTAGGAGTAATTGCGCCTAGTGAAACTGTGATTGCAGGAGTTGTAGTCGCATTAGCAACAGACCCGGAAACACCAGCAGCAGTCGTTACGCTGACGCTTGTAACTGTGCCGGAAGGATTAGCTGCCCACGTTGAATCTCCCCGAAGAAAAGTAGTCGCGTCAGCAGTGCCTGAGCCAAGTCGAGCAGGTGCCATCGTTCCAGACGTGATGTCGCTGGTGGCGTGAGTGTGGACGGTTGGAGCTTTGCCCGAAAGGTCAGAGACAAGGTTGGTTACGTCTGTCTGCGAGTGCGAATGGGATGGGCCGACTTTACCCGCCAGCAACGCATCCGTCTCTTGCTCGGTGTAATAGCGAGCATCGTGGTTGTGGCTCGTCAGCGCCGAGCTCACGAGCGTCTGGACATCAATCCGCTTAGTAGTCGCCGTGTCCGCATCATTGATGATGACGGTGTCCGCCACAGGATCGACCGTAATCATTAGCGGCAAAGCCGATGCTTCTGTGTCGTTTGGCATAAGTTATTCCACGATTATTCGGCCACCGCCCTGTTTCAAAATCCTACCGCCACCCTGCTTGTTTAGGAAGCGGAAGCCAATCCTTACGGCAATCTTTTGCACCTGATTAAGCATCCAACGCATATCAATATCCAACCACGTTCAGCCGTTGAATCTGTCCCCGTTGCCGCGTCTGCAAATCAACGAGGCGGTCGATGGACGCCGTGGCATCGCCTTCAGCAGCAGCGGCACGCTCGTAATCGCCCTCCGACCGCCAATAATCTGCCACAATGCCGCGGGCCAAGTATTCGGTGAACGACTTTGGTATCTGAACAACGCTCCACGAGGCGCTGTTAGTCTGCGGTGATTGGCCGGCAGTTGTCGTCAAGATGCAGTTGTAAAGGTTGCCGGCGGGCAGTTTGCCTGCGCCGGGGACGAACGAGCCGGTGTTGCTGCTGGTGTCGAAATAGACCTGTGCGCCAACCGAGTACGCTACGGTTGCGGAATATGCGTCACCGTAAACGTCAGGTTTCACAACGCGATACTCTAGCCACACCGTCTCTGGCGCTGTTGGGTCGATGATGTTTGCAAACTGTGCCGCGCCCGAGTCGTAAATAAAATATTGGATGCGCCGCGACGTTGTGCCGATGCGCGGTGTCTGGTCGTAGATGGCGAGTAGGTCGCCCACATCCGTAGCGAGCGTCACTGTCTTTGTGGAGTCGATGTTTTCCACAACCGCCACTTCAAGTATCCGCGTCAACTCTTGCCAAGTGTCGTGCTCCCAAACCCACGCCAGCCGTGAGTTGGCAAAGTCGCGCAGCATTGCAAACGTCTGCGAGTTGATGGTGGCACGGTCAAGCCCCGCCAGTTGAGCGGCTCTGAACAGAATCGCTGAAAAATCAGTTAGGCGCATACGTCTTCGAGAATTTCACTTCCCGCTGGTAACCGACTTGGATTTTAGTCCCCACCGAGTTAACACGAGACTCAGGGTTATCCCTCAAGTAATCGTCCAAAAACTTACGGTCTTGCCAGCATCCGTACCCTTCACGGTTGCCCCAATAATGGAAGCTGGTCGAATTAATCGCCGCCTTCTTTTGGCCGAGGCCGTCAATGGATCGGTGCTGCTGACTGTTTACGACTCCCGCAGCCTTCTGTCTAGCTCTTGCCTGCACTTGCTCGAAAAGAATGCCTGAACGGAGTTCGTTTTCAACTTCCTTGAGCGTTTCCGCTGATAGTCCTTCAATCATTTTATAAAAAAGCCGTGCGACGGCCACAACAACCGCCGCACGGCCAACTAACCGCTCCCCAAATTAGGAGGCGAGGTCAAACTTGCCAAACGCAAGCGGGTTCTTACAAACCAACGCTGCAAACGCCTCGATGAGACGGGCAGGGCCGCCACCAGCATCAGGGAGTTCTTTCACTTCCGGGAGTTTCCCGTAGCGAAGCTCGACCATGTCCATCGGAACGATGTAGCCGTCCTTTTGGTCAGGCATGAACGTGTCGGGATGGAGGTTAACAGTGCCGAAGTCGCCCTGAAACACATCAACCACAGAAGTGATGGTCTTATTGGTGACGTCCTGATTGAACGTGCGAATCGCGGTTGGGTTGTTCACAACCGTGGTCGCATTAATCAACAGGTTCGTGAACGCACGCTTGAGCGTGGTGCCAAGGAACATGTCGTAGGTGCGGATGGTGCCGGTCTGGCCGTAGATGCTGGCAAGCACGTCCTGAATGTGAGTATCAGACAGCGTGGCCGTGGTGGCCGTGGTGTTGATGCTCGCAGTCGGCGTGTTGTACGCAGCAGGAGGCGGAAGCACGGTGTCGGCGTTGGCGGTAATCGAGATCCACTTGCCAAGACCGCGGGTCTTGTAAGGGACGGTGCCGTTATCCAACTGTGCGCCGTTCGTAGAGAGGAACGTCAACTCCATGTCACGCTTGATTTCGACAAGGCGCTTGGCGATGCCGTGGGAGAGTTCCGATTTCACGCCGGCCACATTCGCGACTTCCTCGGTGAGAGGGGAGACGCGGACGTTGCGGCGGAACACCTGACCGTAAGACGACAGGATGGCGCGGTTTGCGGCCGTCGAGTCGTAGGAGCTCACGTCGGTACCATCAACGGTGCCAGTGCTGACTGCCGCGTCAAACGCGTCAACCTGCCACTGCATAAGCGTGTTGCCCGGCTTGGCACCCTTGGGGGCCATAGAGCAAAACGGTGTGGATTTGGAGTCGGCGACACTGATCAAATCCGCGAGGTCTTCGCGGCGACCAGTCAAGTTACGTTCAAAGATTTGGGCCATATAGTTGTCTGCTTTCTTCCGCTACATCATAGCGGATATTACTTTTTCTAAGTCCGAGACATCTCCCGTAGTATTGAAACGACTTCGCGCTGCATCCGAGTTGACCTTTGACGGCGGCACTGCGGCTGGAGTCGCACTCTGAGTGGACGGTTGTGCCGGCGCTTTCTTCACAGCGGCAGGGGCTTTCACACCCTTAGCCGTTCTGGACTTGAACCCTTCCACAAAGTCACCAACGGTGAGTTTGTAATCCGGGAACTTCGCCAGTTCTGGGAACGCCCGCAACACCTGAGCGGCCTGCTGATATTCAGCAGTCGTCTTGTCCTTCCACCAGTTGTAACTCTCGACAGCCTGCTGATCGAAATGCTCACGCTGGCGCAGATACTCATGCTGCGCTGGGATATGTTTCCGTAGCGCCTTCTCAGCGTTACGCCGCACATCGCGAATCTCCTTCGCCGTGTAGTCGCGCTCCGATCCGTCAGCCTGTTTCACAACCGCACCGTCTTCGTTCGCATCGCACCACTCAATCACGCCTTCAGTGGACGCTTCTTCGCGTCTCAAATCAGAGTAGTTGGTGATGTTGAGGAACGGATTCGCTGCGGTCGCCGGCGCTGCAGTTTCAGCCTCTTTTGGCTGAACCTGACTCGCCTGCTCCAACTGCTGCTCCAACTCCGCAATCCTCGCCTGCGCTTCCTTCTTCTGCGCGGTCAGTGTATCCACTCGCTTTTTGAACTTAGGATACTCTAACTCCGCAGGGTCGGAGGTCGGCTCGGACGCATCGTCTGTCTTTTCAATTTTTGAAAGAGCGTCTTGAGAATCCTCCTCCACCGCAACAGCGGCGTCATCGGACTCTAGTTTTTCCGTGACTTCAGGTATTTCTACCTCCGGTTTCGGCTCCGGTGACGGTTGGGAATCATCGTCTAGCTTCCGCAAAGCGGTCGCCAAGTCGTTGACATCCATCTCGCCTTTGTCCACCACGGATTTTACAACGGGTATTCCGAGTCCCGGTACCTTAGATATGCTCATGCAGTTTTAGGCCAAGCAAGACGGCCAATCTTTCCGTAACAGTGTTGGTTGTTAATCGGCGAAATAACACAGAACTCTCGCCAAGCGAAATATGCGTTCCTAGCTAATTTTAGAAAGTGAAAAACAAAACAAAGGGAAGGAATGGCAAGAGATGGCAAATAATCACGATTGTTTTTCTATCGCAGAACGGCGAAGCCACAACAAATGATTCTTGAAATCGACCAGAGCAGACGCTCGGCCCGCGGCGTGAACGCGCAATTCGCCGAGCGTATTCGCGTCCAGCGCAATCAGGGTGTCAGTCTCAATGAACGTGTCAAGTTGGTGCAGCGTCTCGTCCCACAATTCGGACTTCTCAAATTGGAATGGCATCAATTTCATTGCGCCTCTCCCGGTTGCACGGACGCCATCTGCTGCTGCTCCTGCTGATCCTGAGCCATTGGTTTAACGCCAATACGACCAACCTGCTTATTCTGCTGCTGGCTCACTCCCATCTGGAGGTTCTGCACATATTTTTGCATGAGTTGCCCAAACAGTTGATCCTGCTGGATGGCCTGCTGCGCCTTCGGGTTGGCAGAGACAATCTCCTGCGAGTACTGGAGCTTGGTGCCGGCTGCCGCGTCATTCGCCGCATCAGCGTAGCTCGCTTCCATGCCGAGCATCATCAGGCCAATGTCGTTCTTTACCCCGTTGTACATCGCCTGACTGGCAGAGGGCTGGTCGAGCAGAAGTTCATCCGCACTTTCTGGCGCAACCGCACGGAGTATGTACTCCACCAACTTCGTGCGGTCGATTCTGCCTCCAACATCCAGCGGAATAATAGCCGCGCTGATTGTTGCGAGTCGTTCTTTCACAAGATCCGTGTCCAGTTCCGCGACGTTGAATCGCAACTGGAAATCGAACTTCGTCGCGTCAGCCGAGAAGCCTGTGCCCTCCTGCGCCCGAACAATCCGCGTGATCTCTTCCACGGTGAGGTACTGGATGCACAGACGGAACATCTGGCTGTACACCGAGCTCCACGCACGCAGCCACTCGTTAATCATCCGTTGCTGCTTCATCTGCGTCTGCACAGGCGGCACAGCAGGGTTGGCGCGGCCGAAGTAAGCGTCAGTCGCAGTGGACACAGCGTTAATCAATTCAAACGCCGTACCCGGAGTCCGCGGCGGGGGTTTCATGAACTCGTAGTCGCCCGGCTTAGTCACTGCAACCTGAACCGCCGGCCCAATCAACGCACCAATGCCAAGCCGCTTCGTCACCATAATCGGCGGGAGCGTCTCAAAGCTCGTCGCATCAAAGATGCTGTCGCGCTGCGCCTTGATTTCCTGCTGCCAAGTCGCACACACTTCCGGCACGCCACGGCTCTCTTCCACGCGCCGCGCTACATGCTCGCGCTTGAACAAGACAAACGGATAATCGTTGTGCGAGTAGTCGAGTAACTCGTGCTTTGCGTACATCTTCGAGTCTGGTGCGCCACCGACCAGCGGCGAAAATATGGTGTAGAAGATGCCCGGAACACCATCCTCATCCAACTGCCGAGTGTACGCCCACACTACATCAATCAAGTTGTCGCGGCGATCAAACGACCGGGCTGTGTCGATGCCAAACGTGCCAAGCTCCAGCCAGTTTGTGCTCTTGCCCATGTTCTTCACCGCGGCCTCAACCCACTCCGCGCTCCATTGCTCATCGTTAATTTTAGCGCGAAGCTCCACCTCAGTCATAAACTGCCGGCGGAAGATGACTCGCGCACGTTGGATGTCAATTGTCTCAGGCGGGAAACTCACGTCTTCCCACGGTTTTAGCGCCACAACAATTGGTTCGTTCTTGCAAATGTATTGCTGCGGAAACTCAGCCTCACCCGTCTCACGAAGGTCGCGGATAATCTTCCGAGCTCGGCTCTTGCGGATTCCGGGAATGTAGCCCACCACTAACTCCGCCGCCTGATCTTCAAGGAGCGGATCAGAAACCAGCATCGGCAACTCGGAGAGGATGCTGCCCTGCTCAGATTGCTGCGCCATCATCATGAGCTCTTGCATTTTCAATCGCTGCACACGCAGCCCGCTCTTCTGCTCCCAGCCCACAAACGCCACGGCATGGCCGTAGGTCAACATGTGCTGCGCCAGCAACTCCGCCTCGCGGCCGAGAGCCTCCTGCTGATGACCGCCCACCCAGCGCATCAACGTAGTGGCTGCTGCCGCTGCCGCCGCATCGCTCATCTCTACCGGTGCAACCCGCAACTGCGCTCGCGTGTGTGCCGTGGAAAGGATGTCAACGAGATCGTTGCAAATCGAATCAGCAACAGGGACGCGAGTGTCCGATGCTCCGTCCCAAGGAAACGCCTGCGTTCCACTCGGCAACTTCGCGCTCCATTTCTTGCCGTCATCGCTCTGCCCTGCCCAACGGCAATATCGGATGTTGTCGGCCGTGCGGATGCGCTCCGTCATCAGACCGTCAGACAGCGAACGGCGATATTCTTTCGCCAACTCGTTCACGTCCGGTTTCGTCGCCGACATCGCCAGTTTGTCTTCAGTTTTCATGTTATGGTTTTCCTAGTCCAAAATGTTTCGCCACTTCGTCTCGAAAGAAAAAACTCTTGCCACCACCTATTGTCTTGTAAATCTTTAACACGCCACCTTTGCGGAGGGTATCAAAATACTTCGGAGACATCCCCGTCATCTCTGCGGCCATCGTTCGACCCATGAGCCGCGGATATTCTTCGACAGCTTTATTCGTCATCATTCTCCTCTTGTGCTTCTTTCTTCATCCTAAAATCTCTGTCTATGTTTCCCTGCATTCCACGGCTCTTTTGCCCACGAGCCTCTAACCATTTATCCATCCGCTCCCTAAACAGCTTGCACCACTCATATGACGGCAACTGAGATGCGTGGCCTGTAAGCGATACAGGTATGCTGTTTGATTTCTTCTTCAAAAGTAACCCCTTTTCTTCGGCTTCCTCGCTTCCATCCAGCCATCTCCGTTCGCTCGAACCTGAAACGGTTGGCCCACTTGATACATCTTTGAGTCTCGCACCAACACGTTCCTCTTCTCCCCACCCACCAGCGCCTCAATCAACCTCGCATTCCGAAAGCCCGTCCTCGTAACAACAGCGTCTTGAACGTACACTATTTTCTCCACCAACACCTGCACCACCTCTTCTACGCCAAAACCAAGCTGCCTCACGCCACCGTCCGTCCATACCACTTGCCGCTTCTCGTCGAGCACCCAGTCAACGCCCTTCACCATCTGCTTGCGCCGAAGCGTTAACTCAGTCCTCGGTAATCCCATCTTCTGCGCCAAATCAACTTCAGTAATCATAATCAATAGCTCCCCGCCCTTTTGCTTACTGCACGTTTACCATCCACAAACTCAGGGTTCATCACAGCGAGATACCGCAACACGTCAATCGGATCTTTGCTCGCCCCTTTATCCCCATCCACGCCCGTCCATTCACGCATCGAATAAATCAAGTTCTGACACTTACTGCTCACATACAGACTAGGCTCGTTGACCGTTGTCCTCGGCTGCCCATGATCCCAAGACAGCCAGTCGTTAATCAACCCAACCCCTTCCTCCACCCGTAACCCAGCCGCCGGCTCCACCCACAGCGCCCCATCACCGTCCTGCAACAAATCAATCAGACTCGTCCCACCCTCCTTGCCCACCGCCTGCGTAGCTCCCGCTCTCGGATCAATGTACCGCGTCTCAATCTTTTCGCCCGCCTCTAACTCCTTCACCAACACCTGATAGTCCGCAATCCCTCTCCCCGCCCCGTTCCTCTGACCCAACCCCACTTTCCCATCCAACTTGTCCGCCGGCAATGCCCACTCGCCCACGTCCGCATCCGGCCATTCCCTGTAAATAAACTTCCGCCCCAACGCATCCACCCGTAGCCACAACATAAACCAGTTCCGCGCCCCAGCCGGATCCATGGCCATGTAGTTCGTCCCCGCAGGAATGTCCGCCGGCTCCACAATGTTCACGTCCGAGAACTTAGGGAACTGTGACCCACTCAAACTCTCCGCCCAACCAAACGCACGAATCTTCTGCTCGTGCTTGCTCCTCCCCTCTAACGTCTTCACCAACTGATCGTACGGCGAGTATTTATTGAACTCCGAATGAAACCATATCGCCGCCGCTCCCGGCCTCCAGCACTTCGCAATGTACGGCATCATCCCCGGCTTCCCGCCCGGAACGTTAATCCCCTTCCCCAACAACGGCGCTTCTTTCCATTGCTTAATACTTGCACCCGCCAAATAATCCTTCACCACTGACGTGTACCCGTGAATCGGCGTAAAGGTTACAATCATCTTGCCTCTCCTCGTCACCAGCCGATACCGCAACGTCTCCAGCCAGTCCAATGGCACCAACTCATCGCACCACACCAGATCCGGTTCCCCTCCCTCTACCACTTTGCGCTCCTGTGCCGTGTTGTAGAACACACACTGGCTCCCGTTGGGCAGCACGAAACTGTTGTCCGAGAAGCCGTTCTTAACCGTGAAACTCACGTTCGTCACCTTTGTCTTCTTTGCCAGCTTGTACTCAGCCGGCAAATACTTGTACACCACCGGCTGTTGCATCTGCACACTGCTACTGTGCGTCGTGTGGACGCACCACACGCGGGCGTTCTTTTTCGCCGTCAGCACGCACGCGACCCGCTTTGCCGCCCATTCCGTCTTGCCAGCGCGGTTTCCACCGGATACCAGCAACTCGTCGTTATCTTTTAACAGCAGTGTCGCAGCGTCAAAGTGGAAGCCCTCGTACCCGTGACGGTACGGGTCAGTCGCTTCTGCCGTAATCTTGTCCTCGCGCAGTTGAAGGAGCTCAACGGCCTTGTCCAGCCCCATCGTGTCAACGTAACGCTTGATGTCCACTAACGTGGGCTCGTAAATAACAGGGTGCGGCGAAGGTTTGAAGGCGCCAAGACTGTCTTTATTTACTTCAACGCTAGGCATTTAGATGGCTTTTAGAAAAAAATTGTCCGAGAGACAACCCATACTATCCAATGGGGAGGCGCGCAAAACCGCCCCCCCCCCCGCCGCGGCGCAAATGCGTGGGTTGCGCAGTTCGCACAACATCTGTTGTGTTTAATTGGTCGCATTGCCGCCCTTTGGCTGCTCGACCGGCTCGGGCGTAATGTCGATGACGGCTGCGCTGGCCGGCTCCGCCAGCATCTTGCATAAGTCCTCTGCTGACAGGCGTAAACGCGCTTCAATCACGACCGCCGGCCGGTCTGACGAGAGTAAAATCAGTTTGTCTATGGCCACCGCCACCGCAATCGGTAGTGCGGC